AGTCTAGGAGTGCCTTTGGAACTGAGACCGGACGACCCTTATGGACTTCTCACGACAACAAAGTTCAACCTAAAGAAAGAGGTTGCCAGGGATATGTTCACCGATATTCAGCTTATGAAGGAATCGGGATTGAATGCAGAACTATCCATTGGTTATGAGATAAAGAAACGTGACGAAAAGAATAAGGATATAATCACCGAGTACAAACTCTTTGAATATTCCTTTTTGACAAGTTGGGCAGCCAATGAACTTTCAACGGTTCAGGGCATCAAGTCTATAGAAAACCATTACGGGATATTGTCACTTATTGAGAAAGCCTACAACCTTAACTATTCCGATAGCAGGTTAAAACAGATAGAGAACATATTAATAGCACTCACAGAGGAGCCGTCCGAAACGAAGGACACTTTTAATGACGAGCCGCAGATCATACATAATTTTATACAATCATTAAAAAGTGGAAAATAAAGAATTGACAGATGCTCTGGCTTCCTTAAAAACAGAACTGGAAGGAAAGAGCAAATCAGAAGTAAAGGCTGCAATAGATGCCTTTGAGACCAAGTACAAAGAGCGTTTGGAAAAAGTATATACAGACCAAGAGGACTTGGAGAACACAAGAGCCGACCTTGAGGAGAAAATGGCAGAGATGCAGAAGCACTTTGACAAATTGGACGTTAAGCTTCAGAACACAACAAAGCCAACAGCTAGAAAAGGTAAATCAAACGATATACTTTATGATGTGCATGGTCTTATCACAAAGAACTACGATGTAATCAAGGAAGTTAAAAAAGGACAGTCTTTCAATGTCAAGACAGTTGGAGACATGACGACAGCAAACGCTTCAGCAGAGCCTACACAGTACAACTTTGATGTTGTATCGTTCCCTTTCCAAAAAGTTAACGTTGCAGACCTTTGCGGGACAGTAAACATATTCGGAGGCACATATACCTTCACAAGAGAAGGTGCTGGCGAGGGTTCTATCACTACACAGACAGAGGGAAGTGGTAAATCACAAAGGGATTACGATTACACCAATGTTGATATATCAACAGACTTTATTGCGGGTTATGTTAGATATTCAAAGAAAATGAGAAACAATCTACCTTACCTTTCTACGCACTTGCCAATGGCATTGCAAAGAGATTATTGGAAGGCAGAAAACTCCGCTTTCTACACAGTGCTTGCAGGTGCTGCAACAGCATCAACACAGGTAATAACTGGTATAAACAAGGCAGAAATGCTTATGAACGAAGTTGCAACTTTGGACGGTTCAGATTACGATCCAAATGTCATTGTGTTGACTTCATCAGATTATCACAGCATCCTTCAGATTGAGAAATCAACTGGAGCAGGTTATGGATTGCCTTTAGGATTTACCTATGACGGTGGTGTTTTGAGATGTTTAGGTATTCCTGTTGTTAAGGCCAACTGGATGGCCGCAAGCAAGTATTTTGTTGGTGACTTTTCAAGAGTAAACAAAGTTGTTACAGAAGGTTTAAGTTTAGAGTTCAGCGAAAGCGATTCAGATAACTTTACCAAGAATAACATAACCGCAAGAATCGAAGCGCAAGTGGCTTTGGCAGTTGAACAGCCTTTAGCAATAATTTTAGGAGACTTCACATCTACCTAATGGATAGTTTTCATATTTAATTTTACTTAGTTGATTTAAGCCCCTTTATTGGGGCTTTTATTATTATGATACATTTTATACAGCCCTTTGGTTACGGTGGCCTGCACAATGCAGGGAAAGCCTACAATGAAGCGATAGAGCCTTTAAAGGGTTGGATATGCATTACAGACCATGATACGCTTAAATTCGATGGTTTTGCCGATAGGGTAAAACAGATTGTTGATAACTCTTTGGAAAATTATCTTATCACCTGTTCGACCAATAGGTTAAGGAGTGACAATAAGAATTTAGTTAAGGGAATGTATGATATTATGGACATTGACGAGCATTATAAATGTTTTAACAATCAATGGGAACTGTACGGTGCAACGCTTGAACGCACAAGAGAGGCAATACCTGGAATGTGCATGATATTCCACAGGTCTTTGTTCGATAGGGTAAGGTTTAGGGAAGGTGAGCCCAATTTTGATAACCATTTCACAACAGATGCAAGAAAGGCGGGTTTTGTGACCTATGTAGCCAAAGGGCTGTACCTATTCCATGTATATAATAGGTTTTATCAATAACATTTGCTTTTTCAATAGTTTTTGTATATATTTGTTACAATTGTAACATTATGATACGTTTCAAAAAGGATTACCTGCACCACAAAAAGGGTGATGTAAGGGATTTTGGAAAGAAAATAAACGACAGCCTTGTAAAGAGAAGGTTGGCTGTCCATGTGAAGATATTTGCCCCAAACATTAAATTTAAACCTACTTAAATGGCATACATTGACGTCCTGCCCCTTGCCACCGCAAAGGCACACCTTGGGGTGGATGATACCGCTAGTGATGCGGAGATAACATCACTTATTCAGGCAACACTTAAATACATTGAGGACCATACCAATATCATGGTATATGACCGTGACAAGGAATACGTGGTCAGAAACGGTGAGGTAAGACTTTACGACTACCCAATAAACTCCGTGGTAAAAGGAATCGACGACGACGATGTAGATGTAACGCTCACCTATAAAACAAACTACTATAAGGTAAGGAAAGGTAACTACACGCTGTATTACGACATCGATGTTCAGGCCGTTATATTCGTGGCCAATGTTGGCTATGCCACCGCAAGTGATGTGAGCGAGGACCTTATAAATGCGGCACTCGATATGATATGGGTGCAGTTCTACCGACCGGATGAAGATACTAACTTCAGGGAACTTATTTCACCCACTACAAAGATGTTCCTTGACAAAAATAGGAGGTTTCTGGTATGAGATATACTGAACAGGTCGCATTCTACAATACAACCCCTGCAAGTGATGGATATGGTGGATATACCGTTACCAATGCACTTGTGGCCACCTCATGGGCCAAGGTCACAACGGCACAGGGACAATCCACGAACAGATTGGATGCGTTGGGTATATTGGACCCCGTTGGAACGATCATAGTGGAACTGAGGAGCAGAAGTGATGTGACCTATACCACCGATATGTATATACTCTATAAATCGGTTAAGTATGTGATACAGAACGAACCCATAAGCAAGGATTTGAAGGGCAGAACAATAATGATAACGGCAAAGAGGGCATGAAGATAGTAGGATACAACAATCTCATAAAACAACTTAGGGCCTTGGGAAAAGAGGGCGAAAAGGCCGTAGCGCGCGCCACCGAGACCGTTGCATCAGAGATAGAACTTGATGCTAAACTATTAGCACCTGTCGATACGGGTAAATTAAGGCAGTCCATTAAAAAGACAGAGATAACACCTCTTAGATGGTCCATAGCGGCCAACGCAACAGGGATTGCGCCTTACGCCCCTTATATTGAATTTGGTACAGGTGGGCTTGTTGATGTGCCTCCAGAACTTGCAGAGATAGCGATACAGTTCAAAGGTAAAGGGATAAGAAAAATAAACCTGCCACCAAGACCGTATATGTACCCCGCATTTGTAAAGGGCAGGTACTCCTATATAAAAGAACTTAGTGACGAACTTGAAGCACTTGTGAAATGACACTCGCATATCCAAATAAATACATCAGAAAGGCAGTCTATGACCTTGTGAACAACATAACGGTAAACTCGAATAATATCAAGTGCTATGACACCTATGTAACGGGTGCAACACCTTCGTATTATATACTCCTTACTTCACCAACGAACAGGGTATTGGAAACGGTCAAATGCGGTGACAGGTGGGATTCATCCATACTTATCGATGTGGTAACAAGATACCAGAAATCGGGCAATCCAGGGTCTAGCCTTTTGGCCGATGACATAGCAGCCGCAATAGTCACCCTATTGGATCCAACATTGACACTTGGCGGGAGCCTTAATGTGGTCCACCAGAAGATAAGCGACACCTATAACATTTCTACCGTTGGTGACACCGAAAACGTGTTCAGGACCCTTATAAGGCTTGAACTG